CATCCACTCCTCCATCGAAGAATGTTTTGCGTATCACTCCTGCCCATTTTACCAGATTTTCAGCAAATGTCAATTCGCATCCAACATTCTTTAGGATTTTCTGTTCAATAACAGGTGATGGATAGTCTTGCTCAAAGGTAATTGGAAATCTTTCAAGGAATGCTTCATTAAGAACATTGGTTCCTACGAAACGTCCATCATCAGAACCCTTACCTTTTGTATTGGCAGTGGCAATGACAGTGAATCCAGCAGCAGGTTTAACATACCTTCCAGTCTTCTTAAGGAATACACCTTTACCTTCCAATACAGATTGTAAACATAGAATCTTATTAGATGCTAAGTCAATCTCATCTAGAAGGAGTACAGCTCCCCTCTCCAAAGCCTCGACCACTGGTCCATTATGAAAAACAGTATCACCATTGACAAGACGGAAGCCACCAATAAGGTCATCTTCGTCGGTTTCAATTGTTACATTAACACGTATTAATTCTCTATTTAGATTAGCACATGCCTGTTCTACTCCTAATGTCTTACCGTTACCACTAAGGCCAGTAATAAAAACAGGGTAAAACTGTCTAGAATTAATAATCTTCTTAAGAGACGGTGCATTCCCGAAGGGTACATAACTTTCATCCTTGTCTGGAACATAAGAAACTTTAACAGCAGGTTCAGCAGCAGGTGCTTGATATGCTTTCTCTATATCTAGAGCAGTTAAATCCCAAGTACCTCTTCCCTTCTTATACTGCTTAAGTCTTTTATTGACAGTAGGGTAAGAAAGATTGAATTTTTTAGCAGCAGCCCTTAAATCAATAGTGTCAACTTCTGCTTTGGTTCCATGCTTATCTTTAAGAAAAGAAATGATTTGTCCTGTTGTGACTTCAGATTTGATTGGCATAGCGACCCTTTGTTTTATACACTTATTATAACAGATCTGTAATGCAAATCAAGAACATGTGGACACTTAGTCATCTGTCCATATCCTTTTCAACTGTCTCACATCAGACACACCAAACATTGCTTTACATTTCTGTTCAGCATCTCCTCTTAAATTAGAATGACAGAGAAATTCTACCTTAGTTAACCTATTAGAATCTAATAGAATATACGCTTCCCATTTAATTGCTTCCATATAATCCGCTTGCAGGTTCATCAAACAATATATTATCCATGTAATTATTTACCCACTCTTCATCAAAATACTTAAGTAAAATGTTACGAGTCTTATCATTCTTTTTCTGACTTTCACAATACCAGATCTGGTCATCCAATCTCTTCATAGTATTAACCCAGAAAGTATCTTTCTTAGTGTTCTTAATTAACTTCTGATATACAACAAGATAATTTTGTACAAGACAAAAGAAATTTGCCATATCAATCTCTTCAGTCAAACGTGTAAACTTACAGTATGGTGAGAAGATTTCATCACCCCATAATGGAAGTGGTCTCTTACCACTGAATTTAAAATTGTTACTAATCTCTCGTATCTCATCCCAAGTATCAAAACCATGTACAGGAGATACATCCACAATAGCAGCAGTCACTGTCTTACCATTGGATACAACATCACATCCAAATATAGGTAGATTATAACTACATTCTGGAAAGAATACACAATGCAATATCTGCATATCATTAATCTCTGCCAACTCTAAATGCATCTTCCTGAGACCAGGTGCTTTATACATTGTGTTCTTAATAACTAACCCATCCTTCTTTACTTCAGGTAAAGAACTTTCTAATGGTTCTACGCCAGGCATATCCTGCATAGTATATGATAGCATTAATGCCATGTCTTGTACTAAATTAGGCATAACTAAAAAAGAACTCTTTGATTAATTGCTCAGACTCATCCTTACCAAATGCACTAGATAAGTATCCTGAGATAGGATCTAACTTTATCATATAACTATCGAAGTCTTTATACAAACTAGTATCGGTACCAGTAGGTTGTGCTTTATCTATCATCTCTTTATAGAGTGACAGATAGTATTTGAATGTTGGTAAGAATGTATCAACACCATCCATCTCACAATACCTTACAAAGATATTATCAGAGAAGTGATTACCCTTTTCAAAGAACCGATAGGTCTCTGTTGTCTTTGGTAATGGTGGTACTTGTAATAAAAACTTCTCTACAGGATGTTGAAAGTCGAATACTATTATAACTTTCTTCTCAGAGAATCCCATCAAGTCCATACCAAAGCAAGGAAGGTTATGTCCAGTCTTAGGATATATTATATTATTATGAATATTAAGATTCTTCCCATCCCATATATCAACATGCCTAGACTTAATAAAATGCTTACCAGTGTATAGGTCAGCAGTTAAGTTGACATCTCTTTTATTTTTCCATGTTGTATGGTTACTTTCAAAAACCATATCAGGGAATGTATCTAATACAGCTCCCTTATATCCATCCCACAAACTCATGCTATTTGCTCCACAAATTTGTTTAAGATAGTTTTGTTGGTCATTTTTGAACCCATATGTTTTTTGAATGCACGAGTTAGTTCTGCTCTAGTTGCTTCTTCACCCTTCTGTTTAACTTCAAGGTCTTGAGTTCCATCACCCATGCCCTGAGAAGGTATGAAGTATGCTTCAGTATAACCTAAAAGTGTAGAAGATGCAAACTTTTCTTTAGACCATTGCTTCTCCATATTTTCTGCATCACTGAAATCAAGGATACGTGTAGATCTCTTGAGTTCATTTTTGGTACAGATACGAATACCAACCCAGTTATAATCTGTAATCTCTTTAAAGAAACTAACTATTTCTTTGGATACTAGATATGGACTTGGTTTAAACTCACGAGTATAACCAGTCACACTATCTCTTAAGATATACTTTTTATTCATACGCATCTGTCTTGAATGAAGACCATTATCATAGTAACCAGAACTATCATCATGGTAGTGCATTTGATTTGCTTCACCATCAGTCAAACAAACTACATTTATTTTTTGTACCTTTTCAACTTTTCTCATTTGCTCAACAAGTATTCTTGAACACATTACAGCTTCACCAAGAGGAGTACCACCAAGAGTATACTTCTCAACATAAGGTAACCTATGACCGTTCATAGCAAACGCTTGCATATAAACTAACTTCATAGAATTTTCTAAAGACTGCTTATTCTGTTGTGATGAGAAGAACTCTAGAAGTTTAAATCCACTAGTGAATCCAAAAACATTTTTAACTGGTTCTACTGCTGGATGTAAGTTTCCACTTTCCCATCCATTTTGGAATCCGTAAACCCTAAATGGAATACCTGCTTTCCTACAGAACCATACTAAATTGAAAGTCTGTTTAAGAGTATCCAATAGTATATGGTTCATAGATCCAGACCAATCAAGGAAGAATACCAATCCGTGATTCTTACCCTCTGGAATTACTGTAACTCTTCTAAAGATATCATCACTCAATCTATACTTGTATAGAGACTTGGTATCGATAACACCAGTCTTAGATGTTGCTGCTCTCTTATACTCATCAGCAGACTTCTTCATCTCAAACTGCTTTACAAGATAGTTAACACTACGCTGTGCTTCTTTCTTATATGATTTGAAATGATTCTCAGCATACTCAACGTTATTAAAGTAATAATCGTGGTCACCTTTATCACGACATGCTCTTCCATAGAATCCTAAATTCAATTCATTCTGAATTGTTTTACAATCTATAAGAACTTTATCAATATCAATCTTAGGTAGATTCAAATAAACATATTCCCTTTCATCATCACTAACTAAAGTCTCTAATGATTCCTGCAATGCTTTGTCTGTAACACTCTGAGTCTCATCAACACTACCATCAGTTCCACCAGTTATATCATCCTCATACATAGCATCTTCTAATTCATCAAGTTGCTGTTCAATTGACTTTTGAGTTTTTGGACTTTCCGATTCTCCTTCACCTTGTCCGTCTTCTTCAGAATCGATATCAACTTCTTGCTCCATCTCGTTACCAGCAGTAGGATTGTCCCAATCAATATCTATTTGTTCAGGTATCTGTGCTGCTTTCTGGTCTTCTTTACCTTGTGCCCAATCATATAACTCTCTAGAAAGTTGTAAGACATCATCAAAAGTCTTTGTAGTTGCTACTCTATCAACCCACACTTGCTCATCTTCATTAAATTCTATTGTATTATTGCCTTTGAAAAATAGATTGATGCGGTCAATAAAAGCAAGGTTATCTATTTCCTCATCACCCACACCGAAGAAATCCTTATGCCATAGTTCTCTATACCCATCATAGAATGACCGTCTAAGACCTGGATAAGTATGCTTCATCATACGTTCTATACGTGCGTCCTCTACAACGTTCACAAACCCTTTAGGAGCGTCTATAGGGATGTTAGGGGTGTATAGAGCATGTCCTACTTCATGCCCAACTAGAAGGTCATAAACTGTGTTAGAAGCATCAGTCCATATAGGTAAGGTCAAGACACGATTATTAACATCAAACGAGGCTGTCTGTACTTGACGATGCTCAACGGTAAGATCTTCTGTTGCTAGTAGTTTAGCAAGGGTTCCTTTTACTTCGGTGTTAACTGGCATTGTTTTCCTCTGATGTACCTATCATAGCACCAACAGCAAGAGTGTCAGGTGACAAGGTGACAGTTTGTTGACTGTCACCCCAGTGTCTTATGACCCCTGCAATAATAAAACAGTTAGTGACGAGATAAGATACGAAAATAATAGAACGTACCAGAACAACGTAGCTGTCGTAGGGTTCAGTTTTTTCGTCAGAGAAGCTACCCAGTGCATACTTCCATATCCTCCATAGTTTAATCATTCAAATAAATGATGTTTTGATGTGCCAGCATTATCATTTGATATATTTCCAATGCCAGTCTCTTCTGTTTCACAGAGTTCATAACTCCAATCTTCTATTACAGTATTTGATAAAAACAAATCACTAAGAGTATATAACTCCTTCTCTGCTGTTTCATAGTCTGGTGCGTCAAACCAAAAATCAATACACTTACCAATTCTCAATAGATGAGGTTCAATAGAAGGAGCAACCCTTTTCGTATTATTCATTACAGCATTACCTGCAGCATCCGATACGGATCCTCTTAACTTTACAAATACAGTTGCTTTAAATCTCATTTTTTAGTGGTGTTACTACGAGTTCTGTTTATGATACTAATAAACTTATCACCTGCAAATGTGCCACCAAGACACACATCAATCTCATCACCATCTTTCCAGTTAGTCTCACCATTCATTTTGGTGTGTGTCATTGCTAATTGAATCTTATCAATGACTTCTTGTGTTAACATCATTCCTGTAACTCATCTAAACGGTAAGTGTATTCGGGTACATCATAAGGACCATTAAGTCTCTTCTGATATTCTCTTTCATCCAGAACCTCATTGATTATTTCTTTGAGTTCTTTCTTAAGTTGTGGTTCAATTAAAGGTAATTGTGGAGGATTGAATGGTGGATAAATGGGATTACCATTAGCATCTTTAGGATATACATTATCCATGCATCCCTCAGTTGCTTCACCACTCATTCCTTGAGTGTCAATTTTTTCACTCATAAGGGTTTCCCATCCTTATCAGTCAACCCCATCTTCTTTACCTGAGATAGATTAGATCGTTCTTTCTTTTTTAACTTCTTATATTCTTTTATAATCTTATCTATTTCATCTTGCGATACATTAACCTTTAACTCTTGTCCCTTAAATCCTTTTCCCTGATTCTCTATGTAATCATTGATTCCATTCTGAATCTCACCTTCAATGATATCATTGATTTGATCCCGAAGTTCATCACTCATTTTCTTTTTTTCACCTTCTTAGTTGGTGCTTTATATCCCCACTGTCCAGGATTTATAGTTCCATGACCATAATCAATCTTCTGAACACAATCTTTACCATACCTATCATAATACATATCAAATACATTTACCATCTTAGCAGAACGAGTCACATCTAAATGTGTCTCGCCTTCTACAACATAGGTTACATTAAATGCATCACTAGGAAGTTTCCTATCATTTGCTTTATCAAGAGTTGTTTTCTCTTGAATAATCTCACAAGAATATGCTGATGGATCAAACTTATCTTCTAATTTCTTAGGTGGTTCAGCCACTGCTTTTTCTGTTTTGGATGGTGCTTTTCCTACGGGTGCAGTCATGATCTACCACCCCAATTAATATCTGGATATGCCTCCTTCACCTGATCATAAGTTACTGCATACTCATTAGATAATCTTTTATCTTTTACAAGTATTATAATCCTTGCCTCATCAGGATGAAGACCCTCAAGCATCTGAATGAACATAGTCTCACGACGAATACCATTCAGAGTATCATTACCACCTTTAACAAAATGATATAGATTCTTTGACTCTCTACGAAGAGAAGTATGATCTGTACCTAGTGGACTCTCATTGGGTGTAAAAGGAACATCTCCTTCTGGCATTAGAGAAACAACTGTCTCATCAAAATTCCATATAAGAATAGAGACTAGTGCATCATTACGATACTCTTTGAGTGCTTCTACCTTTGCAATTTTAGATTTTTGTTTTCCAACATATTCTAAAATCTCATGGACAAATGGATTAGGTGGAAGTGCAGGTGCTGCTTTACTCTTTCTAGGAGTCTTTGCTACTACGGTGCTACTCTTCCTCGGTTGTTTCTTCGGTGTTGAAGTCATAATTGTTTTCAATTCTTAGGGCTAAAATTTCATCGGGAACTAACTGTCCATTTTCATCAAACATTTCTGGATGAGTATACACTACTTGGGGTGTTGTTTCATATGAATGCTGTCTTGCCATCCATCCTATCATACCTCCTACTAATAATGCAAGAAATGACACAACTGTTGTAAGTGTCAATGTTACTATGGTCTGTTCCATAATACTCCTCCAAGAGTTTTTATTTTTTTATGATGTCCAAGTAAAAATTAAAGTGAAAGATAATTTCTCTATTCCATAAAGCAATTAGTTTTCCAAACTTTACTTGAAAGGTTTTTGGCTTTTCAGTTCTTCTCCTGTTTCGTAATAATAGTTCCACACCCCGATTCATTTCGGGTTTGTCTTTATTTAGATTTCTTTTTTCTTCTTCCTGGTCGTCTGTCATACTGATACCTCA